GAACTTACCGACATGGTCGGCCTCCTATGCTAATCTGATTATCGCGTTACTTGCGTCTGCTGCAGGAAACTCAATTTTAAAAGTTCCATTACTTGCTGTCTTGTCACCACCAAAAGCTATAACTGCAACAGCATTAGTTGTTCCTGAACCACCATCTGTTGTTGTGTTATAAATTAAAGCTCCGTTTGCAGTGAAAGAGGCTGATGTATAAGTTACATCATCAAAGTCCGTAAATGCAGTTGTTGAAGATAGTGATACGCCATTATTTGATAAAGTTGCACCACCTGCAGAATATGCAGATCCAGATGTATTAGATATCTCGTTTGAAGTAGAATAACCAGTTGTAGACGCACCTAAAGATGCAGAGCTAGTAAATAATGCTATTTTAAAAGTATGCCCACCTGAAGACTCAAAGCTGTGCTTACCTTGTAGAAGTTCTTGTTTGAAACTAGAACATATTGCTGATGTTATTGCCATAATTTAATCTCCTATGGGTTTGCTGAGTTTATTGGTATTCTAACTGCTCCGTCTGTGTAGTCGTCTCTTCGTCTTCTACCAACTTGCTCGTTAGCAAACTTCTGTACTTCTTGTTTATATTTATTTTCATACAAAGTCAACATGTCTATCGGGCCTTTCAAAAAGCCATATGCTTCTGATAAACAGCAATATAAAAGACCATTTGGAAAATTAAGACTAATATAATTACTTTGATTGCTAGACTCTAAAGTGTCTGGCATTTTATTAAAATGCACTCTAAATCTGTATGTAGTATTTGGTGTAGGGGCTACGAATATTCTACCTGATGTGGTGTCTGTGTTACCAGTTGCACCACCAAACATAGCATAATATTTAGGTTGACCTTGAGCTGCGGAGGTTCCTGTCACATCCTGATATTCTTGAAGATAGGTCATATCTTTTTTCTCTAGCCATCTATTAGCTCCCGTAATAGCTGATCCATTAGTATCGTAAACTTGTATACCTCTAACAAATAAACATCCAGCAGGTGCATTTATAGATTCTTGACCTGCCACAAAATTACCTAGTTGTTGTTTTTTATCTGCATCAATGGGCACATCTCTCATTATTCTATATTGAGAGTTAAGAATTATGTTTTCTAAAATATCTGTTGTTAAAACATTAGAATCTACTTCTGTATAATTTCTAATTTGTGTAATTAACGTATCGTAAGTTATTCCTGCCATTATACGGCTCCTGCTAGCTCTCTACAAATAGGACAGCTTTTTTTATATCTATTATGTGTGGTGCATTTCCATTTTGGTTCCTCATGCACAGGTGTTTCTGGCTCTGGAACTTTAGTATAATACTCGATGTGCTCATCCTCTGGACACTCACATTGTTTAATACCAAATAATTTACTAATTAATTTTTTAATCATGCTGTTACCGTTACTGGTCCTGCTGATGCAAAACCGCCTCCTCCAGACTCAGTTATACTAGATGTTGTAGCTGTTGCAAAGGTATAATTATCATCATCTACTT